TTCCGATCTGGTGACGATACCTACGATGCCCGCTTCATGTTTTTCAACACCGAGAAGTATTTCGGTACCCAGTACGACGTCAAGGCGCATCTGAACTCGAACGGTTCAGTAAACATCATCAGCCAGTCCGAGACCGCCATGACGGGTGACAGTGACAACCCAGCCTACGTTCCCGACAAGTACCAGCCATACGAGATGATCGAGTCCAACCTGGATCGTCAGCTCCAAGATGCGCTCAAAGCGAACAAGGGAACCCCCGGCGGCCTGATAGGCACCCCCCGTGAACTTGCGAGCGGGGCATCAGCGCCCGCGCCAGGCCCCGCACCATCTTATCGGATGTAAATAGCAGAGATGGAACAGAATGTTCCATCGGCCAAGGATATCCTCGCCGCTGAAAAGAAAAGAGGGTCCGCGAAAAAAGAGTACTACAAGGCTCTTCTCGAACAATTTTGTAGGAAAATTAAACATTCTGTGGAACTCGGAAAAAAGGATGCGATCCTGACCGTCCCCACATTCCTGGTTGGATATCCACGGTATGACCTGGCCATGACGGTCATTTACATGTCCAGACAATTGGGCCGCCTCGGGTACAACGTGGTGCTCATAGGCCCGCTAGACCTCAAGGTGACATGGAGACGCGAGCGCTCTGAAGAGGACCAGGGGGAGGCTGAACCCACCGTGTTTTTACCGAGCCTGGTGAACCTCCAAAAGACTGCCCAAAAGCTGCGTGTAATTAAGAAGTAAATTTACAAATAAAATTAATAATGGACCAAGTGGTGAGTACTCTCCTGACGTGCCCGTGTAGACCCAATTTTACTTATAAAAACCTGGCTCAACATAGAAAATCAAAAATGCATCTGGCGTGGGAGGCATCAAAGGAAGTCAAAGATGTCAGGGTCCAGTCAAAGCAATTTGAGAATGAAATTGAAAGACTCAAGAGGCGGGTGACTCACAAAGAAGCGGTGGAGGTGGCACTTTTGAATAGAATTAACCAACTCGAGGAGGAGGTTCTGTACTGGAAAACAGCCTGTGAGGGGGTGTATGTTAATTGACTGCGCAAGTTTAGGAGCAAATAAATGCTGCGCATTTACCAAAGCATGGACATCCTCAACGAGTCCGAGCGCCGTTTCACCAAGAAACTGTGTGACGCCATGATTCCCGCGATGATCGAAGCATTCTGGGAAATTTGGCTCGAAGCCAAGAAGGAATCTCAGGGAAAAAACACCCCCCGTGTGTTCCAGGAGCTCCTCCGTGGTGTCAAGACCTGGAACTCTTCAATTTCACTCAAAAATACAGAGACGATCGTCAAGAACCAACCCCTCTTTCCTAATTTGTTGGCGGCCGTCTTTGTGATTCACGTCAAGATTCTGAGCTCCATCAGGACGGACAGAAAGTCAAAGAAGATCAGCATCAAGCTCCCGGCGAACGACGTGTTCGTCCAGCGATGCTACGAGGCTTGTGCCAAGGACCTATACGAGAGCCCTTACATCATCACCGAGCCAAACACCGAGTCCGAACGTGACGAGGACCTCAATAAGCGTTTTCACAAGCACATCTGCCTCGTCATCGAGGACCTCGTTCCCACTGCCGAGATTCTGAACACGTACCTGCCAATGCCAGCGTCTGGCGGCGATCTCGACATGAATCAGGACGAGGAGGACGAGCCGGACGAAGAGGAGGACATTCCCGATATCGACGGCGAAGACGAGTTGGATGCCATGCCGACTGCAAACGACGCCGCGGGAACGAGCGGGGGTGGCGGCGCCGGCATGGAAATTGGCAAGACTCCAGGGGGTGTCGACACGATGGTGACGGCGTCAGACGGGCTCACACCGCCATCGGTTCCCGGAGCAGGAGGGACCCCGGCCCTCCCAGAACAGACGTTGTTCGATGACGCCCCCACTAAAATCCAGAAGCTCGGCGCGTAAAGAGACTAAATAACATCTTGTAAGTTACTAGATGGAGCACTACTTCAAAGAACCCTTCAGCGCCGCCGTCATCGCAGCAGCGGCAGTGATGGCCTACGTATTCGTCAAGGCGAAAATGAACAACGAAGGAAAGCTTAAAAACTCGGATTATTTCAAGAATGCTTTCCTGGTCGGTCTTTTGGTTTACTTTATCACAAGCCAGGGGCAGGGGTCCCACGAGCCTATTATGAAGGAGCCATTCTAACTTAAGGAAAAGACTCTAAAATATTACTATAAATGACCACCCTCTCTGCGTTTAACGAGATGATGGGTCAGTTTATCGGTGAACTCGCACAGACCTTCCCCGATGAGCCCAAGATCAAGGAGGCCCAGGCCGCTCCAGCGAATCGCGACACGTTCGACAAGTTTATGAAGGACGTCACGCCATGGGTATCCCAGATGATGGCCAAGGACTCTGCGGCGTTCTTTTGCGAAGCCAACCCGGTGGCGACCTCCCTGAATCTTCATGAGATTTGGAACACCGCCGAGTGTACAGACGGGACCAAGGCGGCCATCTGGCAATACTACCAGACGCTGTACATGCTCGGCACGACCATCAACATGTTTCCACCAGAGACTCTGAGTATGATCGAGTCAGCCGCCGAAAATTGCGCCAAAAATATGAAAAAGGCGCCGAACGGTCAGATTGACGAGGCGTCCCTGATGGCCGGTATGAACAGTATGCTCGCGCAGATGCTCGGCGGCGGTGGTGGTGCCAACCCGCTAGCGGCTATGCTCGGCGGTGCCGCTCCCCCGCCTCCACCCCGAACCGGAAAGCGCAAGCCGACCAAAAAGATTTCTCAGTAAGTAACAGAATGGACGTGAAAGATATTTTCAAGACGAGTGAACTCATGAACTTTTGGCCAACGGCGCGTCAGTCGGCCAAACAGCGCGTCTCTTCTACGACCCGCTTCATTATTTACGCCACCATCATCGTATACCTTATCAACCGTGATTCCCGTGTTTTCGCACTTGGTGCGTTGGCCCTGGGCGTTCTTTATTACATGTGGACCTCGAACCTCATTTCGGACGGTCTCCTTCGTCCGGCCTACGCAGATGACCGCGCACTGGGTCTTTTACGCGACGAGGTGACGATGCCGACCCTGAACAACCCCATGGGGAATGTGCTCATGAGCGATTACACCGAGAATCCAGACCGCCCACCAGCGGCTTGGTATCCCAGCGTCCGTGCCGACGTTCAGGCGGCGTGGAGCACCATCCACCCCTTCGAGCGTGTTCGCGACGCCGAGCGCAATTTCTACACCACCGCATCGTCCACGATTCCAAATGACCAGAATGCGTTCGCGACCGCCGCTTACGGTAAGCAGTTTGCCCCCATGTGCAAGGACCAGGGCGGACGGGCGTGCGATCCAGACAATTTCCAGTTCCATTTCCCAGAGCGCACGCAGATGCGCGGAGGTAATGGTCAGTAAGCTTGGTTTTTTTCGCAACTAAAATTAAGAATGCCACTCCTCGACGCGGCTCCTATTATTCTCCAGCCCAATATCCACATGGGTCCAGCGACTGTGGTCCTCGAGGATCTGGCCGATGCCAGTTCCTACCTGCGCGAGCAGACGACGACGGCGTCGAAGAAGGGCTGGTCCGAGCGGGCTTATGACTTTCCCAACACCTACGTGAACATCCCACAGCGTGTCATGTCGTGGGATCCCATCAGCACGTACGCCGATGATCAGAATACCCGTTTCGTTCAGCGTTACCACAGTGCGAAGAAGTAAGTTTGGACCCGCTAGCTTTTTTCCATGGTTACCAGTAGAATGCCCAAAACTCATGAAAAGTTCATGGAGGATGCACGTAAGGTTCATGGTGATAAATACGAATACCCAGAGAAATATATAAGAAGTCTTACCGCTATTGATATGGTATGTCCTCATCATGGGGTGTTTAAACAATCGCCTAAACATCATTTAGTTGGGAAAGGATGTAGAAAATGTGGTAAGACGGCTGTTAAAACATTTGAAAAGTTTATAGAGGATGCTCGCAAGGTACATGGTGATAAATATGAATATCCAGATGAATATACTAATAAAAAAACTAAACTGAAAATAGTTTGTCCTATTCATGGTGTTTTTATGAAACATCCAGATGCTCATGTTACCCAGAAACAAGGTTGCGTTAAATGTTCAAATAACGGAACATCAAACTCCGCCAATGAATGGTTAAAT